TTTTTTTTTTAGAAAACAGAGATACACGGCAATTTTCCGTGTACCGCCTCCGTATTGGGGCGAACCAATTAAAACAAATTACATTAAGTACAAACCAATTAATAAGCCGAATCATTAAACTAATTTAAAACGAATTATAAAGCCCACCGTGGTTAAGGGTGGTACCGTGGTCCGTAAGACGCAGTCGACGCGTATCAGCACGCCGATCAACGAATGCAAAGCGGGGAAAAAGGCTCAAGCAGCCAAAACGTAAGAAATAACACCAAGATTTTGAGCGTCCTCTAAAGTAGCAGAAGTGTCGACAGTGGCTCCAGCTGGAATATCTGGATTCACGTCGAAAGAAATAGAAGCGATAGAGTTGAAGACGTCAATATCTAAGAAAGCAGGAATAGTGGCCTGCGAGAAGCTGGGTGCTTGTGCAAAAGGCACAAACGTAATGTTGAAAGGGAAAAGATCCGTGAGCTGATTTTGCGTAGCTCCAATGTCAAGAGTGTTAGTAGTGACTATTTGGAACTGAGCAAGACCGGAATTAACAACTAATCTACAGACAGTTACGGGAATAGTTACAACAGCGCCACCTGACAAGGTTACAGGGATAACTTCAGAAGCTGGAGCGACGATCTTATAATCGCCATCCAAACTCCCTACAGGTTGATCCCAGTTGTTGGTAATGTAACCAGAAGCATTCGCAGTGAGCGAAATATTTGGATCAAAGTCAAGGAGAACTGTTTCAGAAACACTAGAGGGATAATATTCAACATTGAAAGTCTGCTCGGGCCCTATAAGAGAATAGGTACCGGCAGGAACTGAAATTGGGTTAAGAGACAGAGTGCCACTAGTGATAGGATCACCAATAAACGAGATTTTGGAGGCCAAACCATAATCCACTTCAGCGGAAAGCGCATCAGATGCACCACGCCTACGTAGTTTAGGAGGACCCACAATCCAGCCAAAGGAAAAGTCATCACCAGCAGCATGAAGAAACCTATAATTACCGGGGGGAAACGAGAAGTGAATGTCAGTTTGCTTCTCCATTGCTGGAGTCACAACGGCACCCTCTCCTCGCAACAAAGAAACGTGAGTATTGTTATAGTAAGGAACACTAATTTCACAACTATTGTTATACCGAAGGTCAACAAAATGAGCAAATGCTGAACCTCCAGTAATCTCCAAATTTCGCGCAGCAGGGGAAACGGTAGTAATAGATGGGGGGGTTGGGAAAGCGGTCCGACCGACAGAAGTGTCAGCGCTGATGACACCACTGGCATCACCCAAATTCACACACTTAAGCCGCACAGAACCTCGAAAGAATCTGTACAACCAAGAAATGTAAAAGATAGGTGATACAGGGACAAGGTCCGCCTGGGGTGATGACGCAGTAGGCGCGTCACCAAACCAGGCGGAACCCATTTTAAAGATGGAATTTTCAGCAGCATTGACAGCTGTGAGTCGACCGAACCTCCGAGTCAATTGCCTAAGGGATTGGATATGTTCTCCAATACAAGTAATTTCAGAGTCTAGGGTTGAAGCTTTTCGAGGCACAAACATATCTGGTGAATCTTGAATAGAAGCGTCAAAGCCAGGACTTTGTATATGATCATATACTTGGGCCTGGGGTTTTCGCTGGAAAGAAAGAGCAGAAGGAGCATCAGGAGCCACAGGATAAAAGCGATTAAATTCCGGCACCGCAAAAGCGATGTCGGAGCCACCGCCAATCCAAACATTGATGCCAACATTGTTGGCAACAGAATCTGGATGAACAAGACGATTGAGAACCTCAATTCTCAATATACCTGTGGCAACTGATGTAGAAACGTTGGAATTGAACTTTACTAAGTCGACTTCCTTGTAAACAGTGTTGGAAAGGTAATCTATATTCATTTCGATCTCGTTAGAGATACGAAGATCAAGGATTTCAGAGTAAGCCTGATCCATCCGGTAACCTGCGGTCTCGCCTGCACCACCAAGTGGTACAAAAGAGATTCGCAAGCGTCCCGAATGATAAGCTGTTTTAGCAGCTTGAATTTTGAATTTAATAGAACCACGCCAATACCGAAACATGGAAGCGACATAACCTAAAAGAGTAGAGTCATAGATATCATCACCAGTAGTTATAGATTCTTGCATAGAGCCAGGAGTGACATTTACGTCGCCTATTATGGTACCAACCGTATCAGTAGCATCCCAAGTAAATTGGGTTAAGTAGCAACTGTGGCCGGCCACATAGGCGATGTCCATGTCGTCTCGAGATGTACCGAACACATCCGAACGATGGCCGATCGAGTTTTCACAAGACGCGGACAAAGATAAAGACGTGTCAGATCCATCGGTGTTAGTAAAGCCATACGCTGGGAGCTGAGTAAGCCTGTGTTGTTGGGTTAGATTGATCGGTTTAGAGAGACCAAAATACTGAGCAACTTGAGAAGCCGCACCGGTCACCCATGAAATGGGCGATAGATATTTACCTATCACAGGGAGTGAAGTCCCCATAGACGACATCGAAGATACGGTGCCGAGAATGGTAGAAATAACTCCCCGCGAATCCTTAGCCTTCCCTTCGTCAACTTGAGCGTGAATTCTGCGCACTCGAGAGCGCACAGCACGCGCTCCGTACCGCTGGATAGCGGTACGGATCGCGTGATCCAAACTCATAGAAGTCGAGAGGGTGCTAGGTTTAGCGGTGGGCACCTCCAAATGAACGTTAGTAAAGCGAGCAAAGATAGTTAGATTACACGTTCCAGATTGCAGGGGATTGAGAACAGCAACTTGCAGATTGCCAAGATTGCCAAGGTCCTCGGGTAAGTTCCAATGTGTATAATATGAAACGAAGGGAATGCACAATTCGCCGGAATTTCCAGTACCAGCGTCTAGCACGATGTGTGGGAATGCAGACCGTGCGGACATGAAAGAATTTACTAATGTACGATCTCCAATATCGTCCTGCGAGGAGTAGGGAGCGAAATATGCAATCAGTTTGCCTAGTTGGAAGGGGTTCGAATTCACCACTATGCGTACCACTAGGCGAGCACGCAGGAAAGCAAAATAATTAATTTTATCAGCTAAATTTGGGGAAGCGTCGAATAACGCTTGTGGAAAATTCAAGGTTGAAATATCAGAAGGGGTGCCAGGGGAAATGGGCAGAAGGGTATCGAACCCTTGGGTATCTGCCCATTCAACTGTAGAAACAACCACGGGACGTTCCAAGACATCAGCGATTTCGTGCACACGGTCCTCACTACCAGAAGCGAGGATATCGGGCGCAACGTCCGCTGGCGCTGGAAGAGACGCAGTCTGAAGGCCTGTGTCATCAACAAATTGAGTGACTTGTTGTACAGTCTCCGCAGGTTGTTCTAGGGGAGCAGCCATAGTGGATATAACAGAAGACATAGAATTTTGGGAAGTAGAGTTTTGAGAAGCCATATAGTATTAGTTCCGAATGCAGCCCTTGTGTCGCGAACGCAAGAACTAGTCCTCACTAGAGCTAAGGGACTTATGACCGGAACTGTAGAAAAAGTGCCTGTACTGCGCCCAACTGTAAAGAGCCGGACGCGGTACCAGGTTGTTAGCATGAATTTGAATAAGAGAAGACCATTTATCAAAAACTTCGAACTCGTGATATGCCAATTCTTCGTATGCAACTTCGACGGTCTGAGAACAGGATTCTTCCTGGTCACGCACACCTCGCACCCATTGTACCATTTCCAAAATGGTATCAAGGGCGAGGGGGCAGTACCAAGTTCCTCCATCAAACAGAAAGCCACGTTTTAAGAACGTAACATCTTTCAGCCGCCGCATGCCGCAAACTTTACCTGATTTACTCTCATCTGTGTACGTCATACCTATCATCGCATAGTACTTAGTGGCCAACTCCTGGTTAAAGAAGTGGCCCGGACGTACACCAACTACATTATCATCACCATATGATATCATCCTAATGTTTTCACGCCATAATTTAATGGGATTGGCGCCAGGGAATAAATCTCTCACGGCCATGTAATACACGACACGCATAGAGATGGAGTTATATAGGGAATTTAGGATGGTTGTTAGAGGGTTTCCGGAAGGTTGGGAATGTGTCCACCCGTAGACGAAATCGCCACAGATGTGGATAGAAGACACAATTTCTTCGAACAAGACAGCACGAACTAAGCGATTGATGTATCCATCATCATACCACTCGTTAATCACGTCAAGACATTTCCACATTATTTCAGGAATTAGAGTTCCATCATAATTTGCAAAGTCACCAGCAAAGACGTTATCACCATTAGCAGTTAAGTAATTGGCAAGAGCTGTCCACTCATAAGATTGGGGGGTTATACCTATAGCTAATTCATTCTGAATGCGATGTTTCATCGCATTCGCGTTAAAACCTAAGAAATATTTACGGAAAAGAAGATTATAGTCCATCTGGCCCATCGAAAAGACGCGAGTTTTACCTGCGTTCACTTTATAGATGGGCCTTCTCTCAACTTTCAGGGTATCTTGCCACAAATGTGGGTGGCGAATACCCATCTTCGCCTTTCTCTCTCGTTCTATCAACGCTGCCATCAGGTCAGGATCATCCAATATATAATTGTCACCATCACCAAGCCAGCGAGTTTTACCAGGCATTCCACGTTGTTCAGCAGTCCATTGATATCCAGGGGAAGATCGTCGTTTCACAGGGCAAATAAATTCCAGGTCGGGAGAACCTTTAATCATTTCCTCGTGGGTTAACAAGCGACGATAAGCAGGGTCTGTGTTATTGCGCAGCATGTTTAAAACATCTGTCGCAGCCAAGTCCAACAGTTCGGGGTCCACACTCTTGTATGGAGCCCCGCACTTCTTCAGTCCGATTTTCATCGGATTGAGCACCTCACCTTCTTCATTCACAAAAGGGGTCAAAGCAGCGGGAAGTTGTTGATGAATAGAAGCTTTGTCAAAAAGGGGGGAAGGATAAATGTCCCCTTTGGTGGGCAGCGCAGATGGAAATTTCGCGCGGCCAAGAGGGATAAATTCTCCTTCGGGAAGCATAGATTGAGCATAGATGGGATCGTCGATGAAAAGAGAGCTATCATCGAACGTTGATGTTACTTCACACTCAATACGATCAGTAACAGAAAGAAATTCTAAGGATCTAATCAAGTCATCCTCAGTGATAGAAGTTGCAAAACCTTTACCAGTTTGCTTACCAGAACCACCAGCCACATGGATACCTAACACTTTGCGCCGCAAAGTGGGCTCCTGGGCTATCAACACCGAACCACAATCTCCGAAAGTTGTCAGAGACTGATAAGAATAACACCTACGCAGACGGCGGTCTTGTTTGCCGTACTCATAAACTAAACTATCTTGAGCATAAGCGTGCACGTTATTAACCCAGTAAGCGGGTCTACGTGCAGACTCTTCATAACCTAACAAAGCACATCTCACCGAATTGAATTGACTCAACTCGGTAGAAGTAGCGAATAATTTAGTGATCGTTCGATGTGCCGGGAATATACGGGGAACTACAACTAGACAAGCGTCTTTCTCCTCACCATCTGCACCAACAATTGTATGCTGGCGCAAATCCTTAACTAAAATTGGGGGCAACTCACGTAGGAAACGATTTTGTAAAACTAAATATTTAAACTGTTGAATATGTCTCCACACGTGCTCATTAGTCAAAAACACTCTAGAAGTAATAAAAAGAGCATTAGCACAACTTTTGGGGGAATTATTATCATTATAAACAAACATACGATACAAATTTGTAGCTATTCTATTCTTAAGAAGTTCAACAGAGTTACAATCAATATACGCTTGAGCCGAAGCCTTCTGGTTTCCTTCAACGCGAGGGCGGGATACCGTTCGCGTCGTGGAATCTCCAGATGGGTTAGCTTCAACTCGGGGACGGGGCACAGTTTTAGTGACACTATCACCAGACGGATTACCTTCAGTTTTAGGCCTAGGCACCGTCTTAGTGACACTATCTCCGGAGGTAGACGCTTCATGACGAACACTTGGGGGGTCAGAGTTTAGAATATCCGTCATCACTGGATCTAAGTTGGGGTTCTGTCTAGGAAAGAGATACTTGAACACTGAATAGCCGGCTAATATAGTTGAAGCTAATGCAACAACACCGGCAATAACCTTATAATTAACATTCTCAAGCAAAGAGTCATACCATGCCCGGGCCTTGTCGAGAAAACAAAGCTCAGGCAGCACACGTCTATCGTCAAATTTCTCATCATTATACTCTATATAATAATTCTGCACAGCTTCTGACACTGCACTCCACTTATCACTCAGTTCAAATTCATCTACAGTGGGTAGATGACTCAAATGATCGTGTAAAGAATCGTGGTCAGAAGGATCTCCGAGCAAGTCCGATACAGCAAAATAATCTTCGCTGTTAACGAACAGCTCGTTGTCCAACTTTCCACTCATCCACAAAGACGTGCACAAAGCTTCAATTTGCGTAAAACAAACTTGAGCCTTGACACGTCCAGTGGGTATAGGGTTCGAGTTAACATAATTCACAAAATTGCCTATTCTATGGAACATATCATCAGAATGATCCATCTGCTTAATAAACGCACTCACAACTTGTTTTCTCATCGCATCATAACTTAACACTTCACCAGTAGCTTCATACACACCAGGATTGGAAAAACTCTCAGCATAGGAATGAAATTCCCACGCCTTAAAAGTGTTGTCACCATACTTCGCCTTCGCACGTGCAGCATCCATCATTCCAGCATCATTTCTACATGCTGGCTCCACTTTAACTTCATACCGCAGATGGATTCTACGATTGAAGGCCTCCGCACACGTCAACGATTGAATGTTATGGTTCATAGAGTTAGAAGTTAGAATAATAGCTTTAGAAACAAAGAAAGTGTTATTTTTTTCCAATAGATCAGCCATCAACAAGGGATACTCAAACATATTCTGAGACTTAATAATCTCAATATACTCTTCGTTGGGATTAGAATTAGAATCACGCACTTGACCAAAATCATCATAGACAAAAACAGTCTGCCCACGATAACCATTGTAATGTTTCTGAGTAACATTACGCACATACGTCTCTTGCACAACATCATCCATAGAGTTGACTTTTTGGCCATCAGCCAACAAAATATCCGTAGCCAAGAACAAAGGAAGTTGCGACTTCCCTTGTCCAGAGGCACCGGAAAACATTACACACAATGGCTCTTTACGCGGACCGCGCATTGAACCACCATGTAACTCGGCTTTCTTAGCCAACTCATCAATCTTATTCAGATACGTCCGATACACAGAACACACTTGGGGGGAAACTTTAGTCTTAAGCAGATTGGAAAATATCAGATGGGCCTTAAACCTAACGTCACGAATCTCATCACGCAAAGCCGTGTTAGTTCGTAACTCTTCTATATTATCTATTTTAGAAAGCTTAGCAATATTAGTAAACACACGCGTTGCGACCTCTTCGAATTGCTCAAATTGAGTCATATCGCGAGGCACGCCATACAGCCACACATGAAACACATCATACAAATGTAAGCAAAATGTAGGAAGCACATTAACAATAGAAGATATGCCTATAAAGGCACGACCTAGATCAGAAGCTAATTTTAAAGCCTTGCTTAAGCATGAAGTGGGAGGGACGCGAGAAAGCGTCACTACGGAAAGAAGGCCCAGGAGAATAGGACCTATAGAAGATACAGTCTCAACATCCTGAAAGCTTTGCGCCTTAGGTTTGGATTGAAACAAGTCCAAGGCGCTAGAGAAATAAGGAGCAAGAGCCTTCATCAAACATTCAATAAGAGGTTTAGAAACATTAAATACGTTTAACATATTTATCACACAATTAGTTAAAGTTAGAGTATCTGGATACCTATAAACTACAGCAAAATTAGACACAAAAGCAAGAATAGTAGACAGAGTATCTGGATCCGTGATTTTGTCAGACAATTCAGCCTTGACAGAAGACATCAGATCCTGAACATTTATATCAGCATGAAACATAGATAAACTTAAATTAAAAAGATTAGATAATCCAACTTGGGCCTGGGGCTTATCTTTCTCATATATCAAACTATCATCACCATTAACGGACAACGGGATGTGTGAATAGACATCACAACAATCATAGCCGTCAATAGCAGACTGAACACACAAACCAGCACGAACGCGAGGGGCGTAAATCCTCTCGATATACGCGCCGGCTTTTCCCTTAAGAAAGAAAAGATGCTTAAGAACACTCTGGGGCAACGGAAGTTTTTCGAGTTCCTCGCAGTTGTCGGTAATGACAACCTTAGCGAGGTCCTGAAGTGGTGGGGGGTCGTAAAACTCAATGCCAGGAACGATGACATATCCTGTATATTCGGGGGAACGGATTTCAATCTCGAAGAAATAGACTTTTGTGTTTTTGAGAGTATATATATAAAGATGTAAGTTATCATAAGCCGCCTCAGCTTGTCGTAGATGGATAGAAGTCTCAGGCGTACCAGAGTAGGTAGCTTTGACAAGATGTAAGGTATGAAAGTAGTGACGGAAAACTTCATGATCAAGTAGCTGACCACCGTGAAGCAGTGGTAGCGAAGAGGCTGCTGCAGTGAGAGAATCGTTGCAAACAGAAAGAATAAGATCAAAATTGGCGGCGTCGTCCTCAAGATCAAGGTACCGAAGGGTAGGAAACTTCTGGAGAAAATGCAGCGACATATCGGAATTAAGTGTTGGGTTAGACATTTCGAACGCATTGGAAAATTCACTAATTGTCACCATATATTAAAATTGCAAAAATAAAAGATCCCTAGCGGGTTAAAGAGATGCCACTAAGAAGACAACACGTGGCAGTACACACTGAAGAAAGAAATAGAGTGCACTTTCGGACTGTTCTGGAAGCGAACATTAACACACAACGAGTAGACAATAGCCGGTAAACCCGACTACGCAATAATTACCCTTTCATTCCTAAAGAAGGAATCCCGTCATGCGCATCCGGTTGTCGAAAAAGATAGAGTTAGAAACTATAAGTGCCTTAGTACACCATAGTGCTCTGCGTTCCGCTGTCGTGCTTTACTGTTGCCAGTGAAGATCTACGCTGTTACCTGTAATAATCAACACACGATGGTACTAGCAGCTACAATGTTTTGGGACAAGAATAGTCACAGGACTCTGGGACAGATAGAAAGGGACAGGCAATAAGCAATGCCTGACGAACTTATAGCGACAAAGAAAATCGCTTGTCCTAATCTAAACAAATAAAGGTTCTCAGTTCGACACAGCCACGCCGAGGGTTAGTTGGGACCAAGACTTACAACCTAACAGTGGGGTAACCCAAGGTCAGGACTTACTACTTAATCACAAGGAATCTCGACATAGCACAGAGGGACAGTCAAAGTCAGGACTTAACCTAATGGGAGAGTGATCCACCACCAGGACTTAACCTAACAAGGAGGAATCTCTGTTCGTGCCAAAAGGAGAGGAGGGTTTTACCCCTCCCCCC